CGAGCCACTCGCATCGAGTGGCTGGTGGCTTCCCTCTTTAATAGAGGTACCAAGTCGAATCTCAATCTAGTTTGTATGTATTAATTTTTAATCCATACATTATATAAAGGGGTCCCAAGCTTGACCCTTTATGCCTTGATTTACACTTAAACATGGCTTAAATTCATTATGGACTTCAAAAAAATATTATAAAAAATTTTTTAGAAAAAATTTTCAGAATGATTGACTTAGAAAAAATAAATAGATTACCCGCTGATGTACGAAAAGAGTTTATGAAAACTCTGGTTCAATATGATCAAAAGAAAAAAGTAGATAAGATTCAAAATGATTTTATGTCTTTTGTAAAACATTGTTGGCCAGAATTTATTCAAGGAGATCATCACGCTAAGATAGCAGATAAATTTAATAAACTGGCTAACGGAGAAATTAAAAGGCTTATTATTAATATGCCGCCTCGTCACACGAAATCAGAATTTAGTTCCTTCCTACTTCCTGCATGGATGATTGGTAGAAAACCTAAACTAAAAATAATTCAATCTACCCACACTACCGAACTTGCCGTACGTTTTGGTCGTAAGGCTAAGAACTTAATGGACACCGAAGAATACAAAGAAGTATTTGAAACTAGATTAAAGGAAGATTCACAGGCAGCAGGTAAATGGGAAACCCAACAAGGAGGTGAGTACTATGCAGCCGGTGTAGGTTCAGCCATTACCGGAAGGGGTGCAGACTTATTGATCATTGATGATCCACACTCGGAGCAAGATGCCTTGAATATTGATTCTATGGAACGAGCATATGAATGGTATACGTCAGGACCTCGTCAACGTTTACAACCGGGTGGAGCTATTGTTCTGGTTATGACTAGATGGAATACTAAAGATCTAACGGGTATGTTACTCAAAGCTCAAAAAGAAGTTAAATCAGATCAATGGGACATTGTAGAATTTCCTGCAATCATGCCATCTGGTAAACCGGTTTGGCCAGAGTATTGGAAGCTCGATGAACTAGAAGGAGTGAAAGCTTCTCTATCGGTTCAAAAATGGAATGCACAGTGGATGCAAAATCCAACCTCCGAAGAAGGAGCTATTATCAAAAGAGAATGGTGGAAGAACTGGGACAAGGACTATATCCCTACTTTAGAACATGTCATTCAAAGTTATGATACTGCGTTCATGAAAAAAGAAACCGCTGATTATTCTGCTATTACTACTTGGGGTGTATTTCGTTCTAGCGAAGATTCTGGTCCACAATTAATATTATTAGATGCTTTAAAAGAACGATTAGAGTTTCCAGAGCTAAGAAGAAAAGCATATGAGCAATATCAATACTGGGATCCCGATACCGTTTTAATAGAAGCCAAAGCTTCAGGACTACCTTTAACCTATGAATTACGTAAAATGGGCATACCCGTAATAAACTTTACACCATCTAAAGGAAATGATAAACATACGAGAGTTAACGCTGTTGCTCCGCTTTTCGAAAGTGGAAGCATCTGGGCGCCCACCGACCAAGCTTTTGCTCAAGAGGTGATTGAGGAATGTGCAGCTTTTCCTTATGGGGATCACGATGACCTGGTAGATTCTATGACGCAAGCTGTAATGAGATTTAGACAAGGAGGGTTTATAGAGCATCCTGAAGACTATCAAGATGACCCTATACCTAAACCAAAAAAGGAGTATTATTAATATGGGCGATATATCATTAAGAGGAAAAGGAGCTGTTTTAAAAAAAGATCCAACTACTCCTATTAACCCTGTCCAACCTAAACCGGGACGCGACTTAACAGAAGCGTACCTTAAAAAATTAAAGAAGAAAAAATAATGGAAAGATATTTTAGATTATTTGAAGCGTTAAAAAAAATCTACGGATCAAAATTTTTATCTGATTTATTCGGCAAGAAAAAAACTAATCTTATTAAACTTCCTCCTAAAGAAGCAAAAGATTTTCTTAAAAAAGAATTAAACATTGCAGAGGCAGGAGATAGAGCTGTTGCACAAGGTAAAAAAGATTTAGCAGAATTAGTTTTGGATATTAAACAAATAGAAAAATTAAACGATCAAGAGCTTTTAACGCTTACCAATAATGCAGAACGAATGGCCCAACGAATTAATCCTGAATCATTTAAGCCAGCCCCCAAAGGACCTGCAGATATCATTGATATGAGAACTCAAGAAACAGTTCCTTCAGAAGGAATTGGTTCCTTAATAGAAACATCAGGACAAAAAACTCCTCCAGGAACTTTAATGGGCAACCTCGAATCTCGCATCAAGCAGCTAGAAACAAGCGGCGAGGATCTATCTAAGATGAAGGGACAAACCTTAGATGATATTATGAAAGGTGAAGGACAAGCTCTACAAGGAATGTCACAATTTCAAAAAGAAGGTTTAGTCAAAGCAACCGCTAATGACATTATGATTGCAGATGTAAAATCTGGTAAGTTAGAAATATCTGAGCAAATGAAACAAGAAATTTTAGAGGGAAGTCCAAAAAGTTTAGATTACTTTAGAAGATTTTATGGAGAGGATGCATTAGAGGTATTAGATAGTTTAATTCCTGATTTAGCAAAAATGAGAACTTCTAGAGAAGCAGCAGACTTTGCAAAGAAACAATATAACTTTGAACCTAAGATGGATAGAGCTCCAGGATCTATTGATTTGGATGATGCTAAAAAAGCAGAAGATGAATTTGGAATCACATCACTTAAAAACCCTTCCGAAGCATATAAACCTTTTGGATCAGATCTTACTCCACAAGAAAAAATAGATTGGTTAATTAAAAACGTTGACCCGGAAGCAGAAGTAACTATTCCGTCCCCAGGTGCTTTACAAAATATGTTAGACAGTGGTAGAGAAGATCTTATTGATCATTTTTGGGAAATACATACAAAAAATATAGGGAGTAAACCTGTAGTAGATATAGATACCAGCGATCTTAAAAATCCAGAATTAGTTAGATATATGATGGAAAAAGAAGCAAGAAAACTAAAACTTGTTGATCCAGATAAAAAAGGAATTAACTCTCTTAAAGATGACATAGATGATCCAGAAGAATTTGCAGTGGGTGGACGAGTTGGATTTAATGAAGGAACTTTAGATCCTGCAAAAGAAAAACAGATTAAGCAAATGATTAAAATGGGAGCAGACACAGATACAATTAGTACTATCACAGGAGCAACTCCTCAACAAATTCAACAAATTCAAAACATACAACAGAATAAACGAGTTGGCTATGCGTATGGTTCAGGATTAAAACTTATAGAGTTGTTAAAGAAAGCAAATAAAAGTCTTAAACAAGCAATTAAAGAATCTGCAGACGATATTATCCCAACGGGTGACTCGAAGCTAGATGCAGATATGGCAGTAGATAATCTGTTAGAAAAGCTAGGAGTAGATAGAGATGCAGTAGATGGTTATGACATTTTAGATGCGTATGATGAAGCGTATAAAACGGTTACCAGACCTAAAGTTTTACAAGGAGGTATCGGATCGTTAAGTGACGAAGAAGGAATGGAGATGATGAATACATTATATCCAGAGGGAAAAATAAGAATAGGTGGCCAAGAGTTAGATCTTTCAGATATTGCCAACGACATAAAACTAATGAATGAAAAAGGATTACGAGGAGACAGAGCTGGAGATTTTGATAAGTTTGTAGAAATGCAATTGTCTGGAGAACTAGGACCACAACAACAAATGAAAACCATTAAGATGGAACTACGTAATAAATATTCTAGGTACTTAGATGATGAGACTATGGATGTTATTCAAACGAGCAATGATCCACAAAAAGTTGCGGAAGCATATGCTAATGTTAGGGAAGCAGCTCTTTTATCCGACAGAGGTGTCCCTACGGAAGAAATTGTAGATACTATTATTAAAGCTCCCAGAACCAAACAAGCAGATGGAACGGGACCTCAAGGACTTAATTATCTATTAGGATTTTAATATGGAACTGAGCAAATATCAAAAAGCTCTGCGCGCGATGACCAATCGCAACTCGAATCTTGACCGAGTTATTTACGATCCCTCTATCGTAGAACTAGACACCATGCCAGTGGAGAATCCTCCTATGGATAATGTCATGCCTTCTTTTGAAGGATTAGAAGATCCTAAAGTATTAGAAGACTACCAACAAATAGAATTAGCAGATGGTGGAGTCGTGGAGCGAGAAGGTTTTAGTGAGGGCGATCAGCCATTTGATGGTAGAAAAAATAGAGGAGGTAGTGGTGTTTCTGAAAAGTTTAGAGAATATTTAAATCAATTAGAACCAAAAGAACTTAAAAACGCATCTCTTCAAGATCTTATTACGGCAGCTAACGAAAACGGTATAAATATTACAAAAACAAATGCTAGTCATGTGTTGAATGAAGATAAGTATGTTAAAATTAGACCTAGGAATTTACAAGTTATTGACAATGAAACAAAATCAAAAATAGATGAGTTATTAGATGGTAGAATAGGCAAATTAAACATAGTCACAGTAGACGGTAAAAAATATTTTAAACGCAAAAGAGGAGAAACCGGAAGCAGCAAAGTTGGTTATTACAGATATAAACCTACAACTGAAGAACAAAGAGAAAGAAAAACTAAATATGAAAACCAACGCCGTAGTAAACTTGACAGTAACTCAAACCGCTTTAAAAGCGGAGAAAAATTAAGAGATAAAGTTTGGAGATCTTTTTACGATAGTGTTATAGATAGAGAAGGTAATAAAACAACTAATTCTAGATTTAAAATAGATCCTAAAACCATAGATTTAAAAAAAAAATGGACCACACAATCTACTCGGGACATTGTTTTTATAGATACAAAAAACAATAATAAAAAAATAACTTATAAGAATTTAGAAAAATACGTAGACAAGGTAAAAGGAAAAGGAGGATACAAAAAATTAGAACTTCCTTGGAAACTTCAAGAAATAATAAAAAAATCCAGAGGTAATATAAAAGGAAGAGACGTTTCTTTACAAGACCAGTTTAAAAAAAAATTAGGTATGGATCCTTCAAAAACTACCGTAATCCCTTTTCAAGTACACCACCCTAATGGAATATCTAAAGATCCCTTTACTACTCAGCTTACTTTTGGAGCTTCAAATCGAGCAGAATATACACTTAAAAATAATTTATTAAAAAAAATAAAACAAATTGAATCTTCTACAGAAGAAGGTAAATTTGGAAAAACACGGAATGCAGTTAAAAATTTTGAAAAAGATATAAAAGATTTAGGAAACATACAAAGTGCACCGGGTAAAAAATTATACGGAGATCCCTATGATCCTGTAAATTTGGTAAAAGGTAAAGCTTCTGAAGTTGGACTAGGTAGACAATTTAGAAAAATACTTACTCAAATGGAGGGAGAAATAGGTTGCTCAAACATGGCGGATGGTAGAAGGGTTAATTTCAGCGGGGGATCTAGTTGCGTAGCAAAAGGAATAGAAAAAATTAAATCAGGTAATCTTACTACCAAAGAAAAAAAGATTTTAAAAGATTTTACCAAAAACAAAGCGTTTAGAGCGGCAGCAGCTGGAAGAGGGGCTTTCTTAATAGAGACATTAGGTCCTTTAGGAGTAGGTGGAGAAGCTTTATTAAGTGTTGCTGATGCTTATGGAGAAACTAGAGCTAAAGGAACACCTTTCAAAGAATCTTTTGCAGATCAAATTTTTAGTTATTTAGCACCTCAAAATAGCATATATTACAAAGACGGAGTAAAACAAACTTCTGAAGATTTATTGAATACAGAGATAGTAAAACAAAGACCCGGTGCAGAAAAATATTTATATGCAAAAAAGAAGTTAGAACAATGGCAAAATATAAAAAATGAATATGCAGATTCTAACCCAGCTATTACGTATGAGGATGATGCGGGTATTGAAACTACTGATATGAGAGGACGAGAAGAAATAGAAAAAAAAATAATTCAATTTATTAAAGAAGTAGGTGGTCGAGAGGGAATAGATGAATTAGAAAAAATGGTAAAACCAGATAGTCCTTTTTATAATGAATATCAAAGCGCTAGAGAAATGGTCTTAGGAACAAGGGGACTAGATATAAAAGATACTACGGGCATGAGTGAAGAACAAAGAAACAGGCAAAGGTACGCTGATATAGGAAGAAACCCAGATGGATCTATCAATCCTGTCTATAAACAAAATATACCGGTAGAAGAAGAACGTTTCTTTGATGCCAATGCTCAAGAAGCTTTTAAACAAGCTGCTAAAGAAAAATATCCAAATATTAAAGACAATGAAATACAAGCTGTAATTGATAAACAAAACTTACCTTACTTTTCACAATTCATAGATCCAGAAACGGGAGAATTTGATGAAAGGTTAAAACCTCAATTAGCAACTGGTGGAAGAGTTAAGCTATCGCTTGGAGGTAAAGGAATTAGTTGGGTTGCTAGAAGAATACAAGATATTAACAAGTTAATTAAATCTAAAAAATTTGGACCTGAAGATTTTTTTGATGAGATTCAACTTTTAGAAAAAGCAGAAGAATTTAATTTAACCGAAGGACAAGTTAATCAAATATTAAAACAACAACAACAACAAAGAATGGACAACTATAGAAAATTACCCATTCAAGGAGAACCTGCAGCAAAATCTAGGTTGCCTTACGATCCAAATGCGAAGCCTAGTACAGGAAAAAAATTAAAGATAAAACCAAGAAAAGAAAAAAATTTAAACACACAAGACCTAGATTATGAATCTAGTATTGACGACATTATGAGTAACTACGCAACCGGTGGAAGAGTAGGATTAAAAAAAGGAACTAAACCCCCTAAGCCAACGATACCTATTAATCCTTTAACCGATCCTCGACCAGAAAATCCAGATAGAAGAGATTTTTTAAAAGGTGCGGGAGCCTTGGGACTAGCAATAGCTGCCTTTGGAACCGGTGCACTTAAACTTGCAAAGACACTTAAAACTAAAACTGCATTAAAAGTATTATCAGAACCAGCAGTAGGACAACCAGAATGGTTTGCACCTTTAGTAGATAAAATACTTTTAAAAGGAATTAGATTAGAAAAAGATGGAAAGAAACTTAATAAATATGTTTTAGAAGAAGATGGTAAAACAATAACTTTAGAGACTTCGTCAATACCAGACAAGACTTTTGGTTATAACCCTCCCGGTTCAGTTAAAAATCCTATTAATATAAATGTTAAAGGAGGAGGGGCTTATGACGATCCTTTTGATATTCAATACTACCAAAGAATAGATAAAGGACCAGGTGGAGATGGAAAACTAAAATCTTCATTTCAAGTACTTGAAAGCAGACCTTATAGATTTGGTCTCGATGCAGACGAGGTAGAACTTAGCGAAGAAATTTTTCAAGGAGCAGATTTATTAGAACTACCAAAAGGAGGCAGTGGAATTTTAAGTGATATGGAAGGTTTAGAGAAAATAGCTACCGGAAAAATTAAAAATACAAAACTTGCAAATACAAGAGTGAAAGTAAGAGATGAACTCAACCAGCCTGATAATTATAGATCTCGTTATAATCCTGGAGAAGAGGATCGTATGACAAGATCTACTGGTCCAGACGGGGGAGAATATTATGAGAATCTTGATGGAGAAGATTATTACAGCGTAAAGATGGAAAAAATTAGAAACTCAGAAAAAAACGATCTTGATCCAGATATTGATTATGATCTAGATATTGATTATGATTAAACCAAAAAGACTTACCTTAACGATACCCCCTAAAAGAGGCCCTGTCCCACAGGGCTTGAATATTAACTATAATACTGTTAAGACAGTACCAACGGAGAAAATAAATGGCCGACGTAGAAAAATCATTACCCAACGAAGCTAAACCTCTTTCTGAAGAAGAAAAAGAAGCTCAAGAAGAGATAGAAGTAGTTGAACCTGGAGAAAAAGAAGTTTCCGAAGACGGAACTGAAGTTACAGAAAACGAAGACGGATCGGTAGATATCGATTTTGATCCTACGGCTATGGCTGCAGGCGAAAGTCAAGATCATTACGCAAACTTAGCAGAATTTATAGAAGAGAGAAAACTCTCTAGAATGGGATCTGAATTATACCAAAACTATCAAGAATATAAAAGTTCTAGAAAAGATTGGGAAACCGCATACCGACAAGGACTAGACTTGCTTGGGTTTAAGTACGAGCAACGTACAGAACCTTTTAGCGGTGCGTCAGGTGCAACCCACCCTGTATTAGCAGAAGCCGTAACTCAGTTTCAAGCTTTGGCGTACAAAGAATTATTACCTGCAAATGGACCCGTAAGAACTCAAATCTTAGGAAACACTACTGCAGAAAAAGAACAACAATCACAACGTGTTAAAGATTTTATGAATTATCAAATCATGGATGTCATGAAAGAATATGAACCAGAATTTGATACTATGTTATTTCATTTACCTCTTGCAGGATCTGCTTTTAAAAAAGTGTATTACGATGAACTATCACAAAGAGCGGTTTCTAAATTTATCCCTGCAGATGAATTAGTGGTTCCTTACAATGCCTCTTCTTTAGAAGATGCAGAAGCAATTGTACATATTGTAAAAATGTCTGAGAATGAATTACGTAAACAACAAGTTGCAGGGTTTTATCGAGATGTAGAATTAACTCCTGGAGAACAACCTGAAACAGATATTGAAAAAAAAGAACGAGAACTAGAAGGAGTTTCTAGAATGGGTAGTGACGATGTATTTACATTGTTAGAGTATCATGTCAATTTAGAGATAGAAGGTTTTGAAGACATAGGTGCCGATGGTGAACCTACTGGAATTAAACTTCCCTACATTGTAACCATCGAAGAAAGCTCCAGAGAAGTTTTATCCATTAAAAGAAACTACGAAGTCAATGATCCTAAAAAATCTAAGATACAATATTTTATTCATTTTAGATTTTTACCAGGTTTAGGTTTTTATGGCTTTGGTCTAATCCACATGATTGGCGGATTATCCAGAACCGCTACTTCTGCACTAAGACAGTTATTGGATGCGGGAACCTTAGCCAATCTACCAGCTGGATTCAAGCAACGAGGAATACGAATTAGAGATGATGCTCAATCAATACAACCAGGAGAATTTAGAGATGTAGATGCACCTGGTGGAAACATTAAAGATTCTTTTATGATGCTTCCATTTAAAGAGCCATCTGGAACCTTATTACAATTAATGGGGGTCGTTGTGAATGCAGGTCAACGCTTTGCTTCAATAGCAGACATGCAAGTAGGAGACGGGAACCAACAAGCGGCAGTGGGAACGACCGTAGCGCTGTTGGAGAGAGGAAGTAGAACTATGTCGGCAATTCATAAACGAATTTATGCCGCTCTCAAACAAGAATTTCAATTATTAGCAAGAGTATTTAAATTATATTTACCTCAAGAGTACCCATATGACGTACCGGGTGCAGAAAAAACAATTAAACAAGCAGATTTTGATGACAAAGTAGACATTTTACCAGTTGCAGACCCTAATATTTTTTCTCAAACGCAAAGAATTAGTTTAGCTCAAACTGAAATGCAATTAGCAGCATCCAATCCAGGTATTCATAACCAATATGAGGTGTACAAAAATATGTACGAAGCATTAGGTGTTAAAGATATTGATCAAATCTTAATTAAACCAACTCCCCCACAACCAAAGGACCCTGCATTAGAGCAAATTGATGCTCTTGCAGGGAAATCATTCCAAGCGTTTCCAGGCCAAGACCACAGAGCGCATATTTCAACGCATTTAAGCTTTATGTCTACTAATTTAGCAAGAAATGCTCCACCGGTAATGGCTGCTTTAGAGAAAAACATCTTTGAACACATTTCTTTGATGGCTCAAGAGCAAGTAGAGGTAGAATTTAGAGATGAGATGCAACAATTACAACAAATGCAACAAATGATGCAACAAAATCCTCAAGCAGCGCAACAAATGCAAATTCAAATGAGAATGATCTCTGAAAAAATAGAATCTAGAAAAGCTGTGTTGATTTCTGAGATGATGGAAGAATTTATGAAGGAAGAAAACAAGATTATTTCTGAATTAGATAATGATCCTCTTGCAAAATTAAAAGCAAGAGAGTTAGATCTAAGAGCACAAGACAACGAACGTAAAAAAGAGGCCGATGAACAAAGATTTAACATTGATAGAATGAAAGCAATGATGAACCAATCTACGGATCAACAAAAATTAAACCAAAATGAGGATTTAGCTAATCTAAGAGCAGATACTTCCATTGAAAAAACCATTTTATCCGCTAAATTGAAGCAGCAAGGAAAATGATGACAAAACTACAAAAAAAGGTTAAAAAGACAATATGAAAAAAGATAAAACTACAAAAGTATCTCAAGTTGGGGCACCGATCAAAGACATAGAAACAACAAAACCTAACGAGTCTCAAACGGTTCAAGTAAAAGGAACTCGTAGAATGTTGGCCAATAAAAGTAAAAAAGCTACCTGGTACTAAGTTATGTTTCCCTGGAGTCTGTTAGGAACAGCGTTTAAAGCTGGTTCTGAAATCTATAAAAATCGTCAAGCTACTAAAATAGCTATGTCTGAGGCTCAATTGATGCACGCAGAAAAAATGAAGCGTGGAGATATTGAATACTCTGGCAAAATCATGGAACATCAAAAAGGGGACTGGAAAGACGAATTCGTATTGCTAGTGCTCTCAAGCCCTCTGTTTTTATTAGCGTATTCTGTATTTGCAGAAGATGAAGATATTAGTAAAAAGCTAGACTTGTATTTTGAAAAACTAGATGGTATGCCTTGGTGGATAACAGGACTTTGGATTTCTGTGGTTGCGGCCATTTATGGAATTAAAGCTACGGATATCATTAAAACAAATGGGAGTAAGAAATAATGTTTAAAAAAATTAAAAGAAAACTTTGTGAATTAATGTGTAAAGTATTTGGTATTACACAATGTTTATGTAATCACGAATGTGCATGTAAAAAGGAGGCAAAAAAATAATGATAAAAGGTTATCATAAAACAAAAAAAGGTACCATGGCTAAAAAAGGTCTTTGGTATAATATTCAACAAAAGAAAAAAAGAATCGCTGCAGGTTCAGGTGAGAAAATGAAAAAACCTGGAACAAAAGGTGCACCAACAGCTAAAGCGATTAAAAAATCACAAGGTAAAAAGTAATGCCAAGACCGTATGAATCATTTAAAGATTTTATTGAAAGTACAGGTAATTCAGAATTATTAGATTTATATTCTGATTTTTTAAAAACAGGAAATGATGAACTAATGATGAAAAAATTAAAAGAATTAGGTTATGACATGACTTCTGTTCCTAAAAACTCTATTGATAAACCCATGGGTCCCGGAGGAAAAAAACAAAAGGCAAAAGTATAATATGGCAAGAACGGCAGCTTGGCAACGTAAAGAAGGTAAATCTGCATCAGGTGGATTAAATAAAAAAGGTGTTGCATCTTATAGAGCAGCGAACCCTGGTTCAAAATTAAAAACAGCGGTAACAACCAAACCGTCTAAGTTAAAAAAAGGTTCTAAAGCAGCAAATCGACGTAAATCTTTTTGTGCTAGAATGAAAGGTATGAAGTCTAAACTTACCTCTGCAAAAACGGCAAGAGACCCGGATAGCAGAATTAATAAGTCTCTCAGAAAGTGGAACTGTTAATGGACGATTTAGTACTCATACAGCAAATTCAAAAAAAATTAAAAGCATCCTATCAAAACATTGGTGAAGTAATGATCACTGGAGGTGTTGACAATATGGATAAATATAAGTATCTACTAGGTCAGGCACATGCCTATCAATATATATTACAGGAAATCTCTAACCTGCTAAATAAGAAGGAGCAATATGACGGAAGCACAACAACCGGAGACGACACCATCGTCCCATTCGGATCAGGAAGTACCAAAGATTAAATTAGGTCTTCAAGAAAAATACGAACAAGAAAAAAATAATATAGCACCAGATAAGGAACCGCTTAATCCAGACAGTATTAAACCTGTGGTAGATGAGCTTCCAGAACCATCTGGTTGGAGAATATTAGTTTTACCTTTCACCCCAAAAGAAAAAACAAAAGGTGGATTATTAATTGCACAAGAAGCATTAGACCGATTACGAATCGCAACCAATTGTGGTTACGTTTTAAAAATGGGTCCATTAGCATACAAGGATAAAGATAAGTTTGAACAGCCTTGGTGCAAAAAAGGAGATTGGGTGATTTTTGCAAGATACGCAGGATCACGACTACCAATAGAAGGCGGAGAAATCCGAATTCTCAACGACGACGAAGTTTTAGGAACTGTAAAAGATCCTGAATCTGTGTTGCATTACATTTAACATAGGAGGAAACTATGCCAGACGAAGAAAACAAGACAGTCGATATAGATAGCTCAGGACCGGAAGTAGATGTAGATATTGAAACATCTGCACCTGAAGAAGAAGTATCGGTACAAGAAGAAAAAGAAACAGTAACCGAAGTCACTAGCCCCTCGACGCTAGACGCTAGTAGCGAGCAGCAAGAGACTACAGAAGATAAGACAGAAGAAAAGAAAGACGAATTAGAAGTTTATAGTAAAGATGTGCAAAGACGAATTGCCAAACTCACTAAAAAATGGAGAGAAGCAGAACGTCAAAAAGAAGAAGCTATTAATTATGCAAGAACTCAAAAGCAAGCTGCAGAAAAATTAGGTAAAAAATATTCTTCTTTAGAAACCAACAGCTTAAAAGATAGAGAATCTAAATTAGTTGCTGCCTTAGATGGTGCTAAAGCTAGACTGGCTCAGGCGCGAGAAGCAGGCGATGTTAATTTAGAGGTAGATATCCAAAAAGATATTTCTCGTCTCGGTTACGAAGAAGCTAGGTTGTTAGAACAAAAAGCATATAAAGAGGAACAAGATACTATTATTCCTACTATGGATAATTTAGAGATCCCTCAACAACCTAGAAGAAACGTACCCGATGAAAAAGCAGAAGGCTGGGCCGCTAAAAATAGATGGTTTGGTTCGGATAAAGCAATGACGTATACTGCTTTTGATCTGCATAAGACCTTAACCGAAGAAGAAGGTTATGATCCTCAAAGTGACGAATATTATGTTGAAATTGATAAAAGAATAAGACTTGAATTTCCCCATAAATTTGATACTAATGAGGGAACGGCAAAAACTAATACGACTAGGCCGACACAACAAGTAGCTTCAGCAAGGCGAAGTGTAAATTCTAGTCGCAAAACTGTCAGACTCACCCCTACTGAAGTTGCAATTGCTAAAAAATTAGGAGTGCCATTAGAAGAGTATGCGAAACAAAAAAAATACATGAAGGAGGTATAGGCATATGGAAAACGATAAAATGAAGACCCCTCGTGCGAGCCAAAGCAGAGATTCTGAAAAGAAACCTGTAACTTGGACTCCACCATCAAGTTTAGATGCACCCGCGCCAAAGGACGGATTTGTCCATCGTTGGTTGAGAACTGAAATCTTAGGAAACGACGATACGAAAAATATCTCGAGCAAACTAAGATCAGGTTGGGAATTGGTGAGAGCCGATGACTATCCAGAAGGATCTTATTCCACGGTTAAAGAAGGAAAATACGCAGGTGTTATTGGACATGGTGGCCTAGTGCTGGCTAGGATACCCAAAGAGGTTGCAGATGCACGTACGAAATATTACGCGCAACAAACGCAAGACAGAGAAGAAGCTGTCAACAACGATCTCCTGAAGGAACAGCACCCAAGTATGCCTTTCAATAGTGAGAGGCAGAGTCGTGTAACTTTTGGTGGTTCTAAAAAGTAATTTTTTAGTAATTCCAAAAAGAACGCGGTATTATTAAACTTAAACAAGGAAAAAAAATGGCAAATAAAGACGCAGCGTTCGGTTTTAGACCGATCGGAAAAGTGGGTCAGAATGCTGATAACCAAGGTTTAAGTGAATATAATATTGCTGCAAGTTCAGATGCAATTTTCCAAAATGACCCAGTACAGTTCGCTGCTACTGGTTTCATTGCGGTAGCTGCAACTACATCTGCGGTTCTATTAGGGTCACTTAATGGTGTTCAGTACACTGATGCAACTAACCAAAAACCAAGATGGGCAAATCATCTAGCAGCTGGTAATACAGCTACTGATATCGTTGGATTCGTATCCGATGACCCATATGAAAGATTTGAAGTTCAAGCGGACGGAACTTTAGCAATAGCGGATATCGGATTAAACACTGATATCGTTTATGCTGCAGGTACTTCCCCTAACTTTGTATCTAACGTAGAAATCGACTCGAATACGAGTAACGTTACTACAGCTAGCAAACAATTCAGAATTTTAGGTGTTGCAAAAGACATCGAAAACAGTGAATTGGCTAATGTTACGACATATGCAGCTAATGTAAACGTTGTTGGTATTATCAACGAGCATTTCTTAAAATCAACAACAGGCATATAATAGGAGAATAAATTATGGCTATATCAAGAGGACAACTAGTTAAAGAACTAGAGCCAGGATTGAATGCACTATTCGGCCTGGAATA